ACGCTTCTAGAGGAACAAGGCGTAATCTTGCGCGATATGATTGCGCGAGAAAAGGCGGAATAAAAATGATTGAAATTAATCCAGTTGGCTCTACATTAGATGAGCAAGTTATGAACATTAGTCGTCAGATTGCCGACTTCATCGCCAACGCTCATTATACCACCGAAGAAACCGGGATCGGTTATTATGAGTATGGTGGCGCGACTGGCTACGACACTCATAAGGCAGTGCTTTACGATGACGAGGAATACTTCAAGATCAATACCGCCCACCTTTGCATCCCGAGACATTACGAAGGTATTGACCAGTTGTGGTCCGAAATGGATGCATTCGCCGTCATCACCACTGAGGACGAGGAATTAGTTCTTAATCCTGAAACTATTAAGGGCGAACACTTCTTCGTAATTAAGCGGACATGACAAAAGAGGAAATATATAAAGAACTTGAAATACTTAATTACAGGTATCAAGTTCTGGAAAAGATGTATTTAAAGTTCCCAACTCCAGCTATGAGTAATAGTTTATTCCTAATTACCCAACAGATGGAAGAATATGAGGATCTATTAAATGGAGTGGCAATTCGCGGGCACATATCGCAAGGAATGGATATGTGAGCACGGGGTTGGTCATTATGACCCTAATCTAGTAAAGTTCACAACTCATGGCTGCGACGGCTGTTGCTGCCGGGATGACTTCCCGCCATTCAAAAAAAACCGAGAATACTATAAGGTTATCAAGAAGAGCGGTATCAAGGTGGAGGCTATTGATGAATAACATCTTTCTACTAATTGAAGCACTAGAGCGTTGCTTAAACACGCTTAATAGCATTAATGAAGCACTAGAGCATTGCCTAAACACGCTTGATAGCATTAAAGAGCGAACTGTATTAAGCAACGAAGATGTTGTTGAGATCAATAGGGTTATTAATTACTGCTCTGAGACTCATAAATACTGGCAGGGTTGGACTGACGGCGTATTTGAGGGCCTGACCGATGAGTGAAAAGAAATTAAAGAAGTACGTAGTTCCCGAAACAAAGAAAGAATTAATCGCGGCGATTAACGAAAAAGGAATTGCAGATATTATTTGCACCTCTCAGATTCTAGATGGAGAAGTGTTGTTCTCTCTAGAGATCCGCACAAAGGATGAGAAGATCTTTCACTTTGGTCAGAACGTAGTCATGCGTCCCGTTTTTGGGCGTATGGAAGTCCTTGACATGAGCACGGGCAACTGCCATGATGTAGAAGTGAATATGGGCAAGGGTTTCGATAGTAAGACTTATAAATACCCGAACACACCCTGGTCGCTAGAGGCGAGCGAAGATGCTTGATTTGCAACCCATCAAGGACCGCCTCGCGGCGGCCACGCCGGGGCCGTGGTGGGCCTCTAAGGAGAAAACATTTGGGACCTACCTTGCGATCGCTGTTGTGGGATGCAATGAGGTTCAGGCAAAGCACGACGGCTATCGCTACTCTGACGATGCCGATGCCGACCTCATCGCCAATGCTCCGCAAGACCTCGCAGCCCTCGTGGCTGAGGTAGAGCGACTTGAGAACGAGGCGGCCGTGATGCAGCAGGTTACCCTGGCTGGTCTTGCGGCCGAGGTTGAGCGGCTGCGGGCGGCAATCGGGGCTCACCGCGAGCAGTGCCACCGGACAAACAAGGTTGAGATGGCGCGCTGGGACTGGGACCTGTGGGAGGTGCTGCAATGAGCGGCGGCGCCTACGGATACCTGGCCGCCAAGCTGGATGCTGCGGCTTCCGACATTGAGCAGACCATCCGGGAAAACACGCGCTGTCAGCCGAGTTACAAGCCCGAGACGCTGGAGCGGTTGCGCGAAGGTGTTTCCTGCCTGCGCCGGGCGGCGGTGTATGAGTATCGGATTGATCGGCTGCTGTGCCACGACGACGGCGAGGAATGCTTCCACAAGTGGCTGCCCAGAGGCCTGGCGCAGCTTGAGGCCGAGGCTCCCACTCGTGGCGTGCCCGTCTCGATAACGACGGCCATCATCAAGGCCATCGAAAAGGGCTGCAAGCCACGCCAGGCGGTCTTGATGCAGCACCACTACAACGCCCTGCTCAAGGCCGTCGGGGACATCCTCGCGTACAACGAGGGCCTGCCTGATGCTTGACTCACCGGCTGAATACTACGAGAAGCACGGCAAGCACTACGTCCGCATCGACTACCCAGGCATCCCTACCGAGGGCCTGTGGTATCACGGGCGCCGGGGCTTCGGGACGTACCACCGGAAAGTGACCTCGAAGAAGCTGGCGGAGATCACGCCGCTGGACCTCACGCGCGGTCAACTCGCGGTGGCAGAGCACGCGATGCGCGAGGTGCTGACCAAGGCGCTGGCGATCAACGCGTACATGTTTCGGGACAAGTGGGCTTTCGATGAGGTCATCGAGGCGACGCTAGAGGCGCTGGCCCAGGAGCTGGCGAAGGGGGAACGCAACGAAGCCTAGCCCATCGTTGCCAACCCACGCGAAGCCGTCCCAACCGGGGCGGCTTCACTGTTTGGCGCCCATAGTTGCACCACCAGACAACGGCGTGCGAGCGAGCATGCGTGAGCTACAGTGAGCACGAGCGAGTTCTTATGTTCGCCAGCGATCCACAAGCAAGCGTTGATCTCACGGATTCGCCAGATTTTGGCCGATTTTGCCAGAATTTCGGGTTTGGTGGCGTGTGCTAGACTCTAGGTTAGGTTCGGACGGGTGTCCCCAGCCGCCGGAGGCCCGACTCCCAGCGCGATGAGGGGGACACCCTGCCACCACCGGGGTGCCAAACTCTGGTGGGTCGCAATCGGTGGCTCTGCCACCGGCCCGCCGGCGAGGCACCCCGGGGGACCGGGCCTAGAGTAGGGCATAGCCGGCCCCCTTTTTGCGCGTGCGCGCGTGAATTGGTCGAATCCAACTGAAACTGTGGCTCAGGCTGTTCGCCTAGCCTCTGTCTTGCTTGGCTGGTAGGCTCTTGCTAGCTGATGCTTGAGCGCCAGGAGCTGGACGTTGGCGACGTGTCGAATATGTGGCCGAGCGTTGCCGGATATTAAAGGTGGGAAGCTATACTGCTCGAACACGTGCAGGAATCGAGCGGCGTACGAGAAACGCAAGACCTCGGGGATTGCATCGCTAGTCGATACCGGGTTACCATGCACTCGTTGCATCTACTGGCTTGAGGATGCACAGAGCGATTCAGGCGGACAATGTCGCGCCGGACGCTGGCGGGATTGTAAGCCGTACTTGCCGGGGGCTAAGCCGTGGCGACCGAGCGACGAAAGCTGACGCCGAAACAGGCCGCCTTCGTCCGCGAGTACCTGATTGACCTCAACGCGACCCAGGCGGCCAAGCGAGCCGGGTACAGCCCGGCGACGTCGAACGAGCAGGGCGCTCGACTGTTAGCGAATGCTAGCGTCAAGGCGGCCATCGAAGCCGCTCAGAACGTCCGTGCCTCGAAGGTCGAGTTGACGGCCGAAATGGTCCTTGCCGGTCTGCTGAAGGAAGCGACGCGCCAGGACGGGACCGAGACCCAGGGCGCGAAGGTCCGCGCGTGGGAGCTTCTTGGTAAGCACCTGGGGATGATGACCGACCGCTCGAAGATGGAGGTCACCGGCGACCTCTCGCTGTACCTGGCGACCAGCTTGGAGCGGTACAACCGGCTTTACTCTGGCGACGATGCCGACCAAGAAGCCGAGTGACGAGCGCGACGCGCTAGCTCTGGCCTGGTGCTGGCCGGCTCACGCGAGGCCCGACCAGCTACCTCCTCGTGGCCCCTGGTCTACCTGGCTCATCAAGGCGGGGCGAGGATGGGGCAAGACGCGCGTCGGCGCTGAGTGGGTGCGGTCGGTCGCGAAGCCGGGAGCACGCATCGCGCTTATCGGCCCGACGGCCGCCGACGTGCGGGACGTGATGATCGAAGGCGAGAGCGGGATTCTCGCCATCTGCGAGCCGTGGAACCGGCCTATCTACGAGCCTTCGAAGCGACGCCTGACCTGGAAGAACGGGGCGATGGCGACGGCCTACTCAGCCGAGGAGCCCGACCGCCTTCGTGGCCCGCAGCACACCCACGCCTGGTGCGACGAGGTGGCCGCGTGGGGCGACCCCGACACGTGGGACATGGCGATGATGGGCCTGCGCCTCGGCACGCGGCCTCGCGTGGTCGCCACCACCACGCCTCGGATGGTGCCCTTGATGCGAACCATCCAGGCCAGCCCCGGCGTCATCGTGACGCGTGGTAAAACCCTCGACAACGCGGCCAACCTCGCCCCCTCGTTTCTCTCCGGGCTGATGGCCCGCTACGAGGGCACGCGGCTCGGTCGCCAGGAGCTGGAGGGCGAGGACCTGGACGACAACCCCGATGCTCTCTGGCAGCGCGAGGGGATCGACGCCTGCCGCTTGCGCGAGGCGCCAGAGCTGGTGCGTGTCGTGGTCGCCATCGACCCGGCGGCAACTTCGAAGGACAGCAGCGACGAGACCGGAATCGTGGTCGCCGGCCTCGGGGCTGACGGTCGCGGCTACGTGCTCGCCGACCGCTCTGGGCGCTTCAAGCCTGACCAGTGGGCCAGGCGAGCCGTCGAGGCGTACCACGAGCACCGGGGCGACCGCATCGTGGCCGAGGGTAACCAGGGCGGCGAGATGGTCGCGCACGTCCTCGGCACCGTCGAGGCCGGCCTTCCGCTCCGCATCGTCCACGCGACCCGTGGCAAGGCGACGCGCGCCGAACCCATCGCGGCGCTCTACGAGCAGGGGCGCGTCTCACACGTCGGGAGCCTGCCGCAGCTGGAGGACCAGCTTTGTACCTGGATGCCTGGGATGGCGTCGCCTGACCGGCTCGATGCCCTCGTGTGGGCACTCACAGAGTTGATGCTGGGGCGGGGAGAACTGGCCTTCGCGTAGGTTCGGGTATCCCTGCGTCACCGCCTGCATTATGCTCGGGATATGCCTACCTGGCGGCAGCGCATCGGCGCGTATCTCTCAAAAGCCTTTCAGCTTGGCCCGGCAGTTGTCGAGGCCGTTGATGTGGCGTTCGGGAATGACCCGGAACAATGGTCGCCAACGGTCTATGGCAATTACCTAGCGACCTCCAGCGCCGTTTATGCCTGCGTCAATCTCCGCGCCCGCAACATCGCCAGCCTTCCGCTGACGCTGACGCGCTCGGGCAAGGTCGTGGAGCAAGGCGCCATTCACGATTTGCTTTCCACGGTCAATCCCCACTGGACGCCCAACCGCCTTTGGCAGATGACCGTGATGGCGCTCGACCTCTGGGGGGAAGCCTTTTGGGTCTTGGAGCGCGGCCAGGACGGCCAGCAGCGGCCCCGTGAAATCTGGTGGGCGCGTCCCGACCGCATGCGCTTGGTCCCCGACCCAGACAACTACGTGAAGGGTTGGATCTACGAGTGGAACGGCCAGCGGCTTGCCTTCACCCCCGGAGAGGTCATCTGGTTCCGGCACCCCAACCCCCTCGACGAGTTCGCCGGCCTCTCGCCCATCGCAGCCACGCGGCTGGCCCTCGACACCGGCCACGCGGCGCTGCGGTCGAACCACAACGTCTTTTCCAACGGCGTGCAGCTCGCTGGCGTCGTCAGCCCGGCCGACAAGGACAGCACATGGACCCGCGACCAGGTCGAGGCCCTACGCGACCTTCTCGACCGCCGGTTCCGTGGCGTCGACAAGGCCCACCGCCTGGCCGTGCTTGGGCAGGCCGCGACCTTCACGCCGATGAGCATCAGCCCGAAAGACGCCCAGTTCATCGAGCTGATGAAGTGGACGCGCACCGACGCCTGTATGGTCTACGGCGTCCCTCCCGAACTCATCGGGGACCAGGATGGCAGCACGTACAACAACGTGCAGCAGGCCCATACCGGCTTTTGGACCGACACCCTCATCCCGCTCGCCTCGATGCTCGCGGGCGAACTCACCGAGCAGCTGCTCCCGATGTTCGGCACCGAGGCCGACGCCTGCGCGTTCGACCTGAGCAACGTCGCCGCGCTGCAAACCGACGCGCAGAAGCTAGCCGAGCAGGCGAAGGTCTGGGCCAGCATCGGCGTCCCCCTCAACGCCATTCTCCGCGAGCTCGCCCCGCAGTTCCTCGACAGCGGCAACCCGTGGCCATGGGGCGACCAGCCCATCGTCACGACGCAGCCGCCGGATGCCCCGTCGGCGACCAAGGCGCTCGGCAAGGGCATCATCTACGGCAGCCAGGCCCACAAGGCCGCTTATGAGGCTTTCGGCCGTCGCGCTGACCGCGTGATGGCCTCGATGCTTCGCGAGGTGACGCGCCTCCTGACCGAGCAGGGCCAGGCCCTCGCCGAAGCCCTCGCCGTCCAGGCGGCCAAGGCCTTCGACAACGAGGCCGATGTTGATGCCATCTGGAACGAGGAAGCCTGGCAGACCATCTTTGCCGATGCGCTGCTGGGTCAGATACAGCTCGCCGCAGAGCTGGGGGCTGTCGCCACGCTCGGTGACCTCGGGGTATCCACCGCGCTGTTCAACCTCGACAGCCCCGAGGTGGCAGCGGCGATGGTCGCCCGCTCGCAGGCGTTCGCGGAGCCCGTCAACGCCACCACGTGGGAGACGCTGAAAGGCTCGCTCCTCGAAGGCATCCAGGCCGGCGAGGGCATCGCGCAGCTTCAAGAGCGCGTCAACGCCGTGATGGCTGACCGCATCCGCAGCAGCGCGGAGACCATCGCGCGCACCGAGACGATCGGGGCGCTCACCGATGGCTCGCTGATGGGCGCGAAGGGGGCGGCAGATACCGGCCTGGACGTGCGTAAGCAGTGGCTCGCCACCTTCGACGGCCGCGAGCGTGACAGCCACGCGGCGGCGCATCGGCGCTACCAGGCGAACGCCATCGCGCTCGAACAGCCGTTTGACGTTGGCGGCGTGGCGTTCGACTCGCCGGCCAACCCGACCGGTGGGCGCACGCGGGCGAGTGCTGCCGAGTGCATCAATTGCCGCTGCGCGATGACGTACGAGGTGCGAGACGACAATCAGCGCGGCGCCGTGATAACGTCGAACGCAGTAGCAGATATTACGGGGTGGCTAAATGCTGCACGCTAAGGCGATGTATGTTGATGTGATGGAAGTCGAAGGCGCTCGCGTCTACACTTTCCGCGCGTCAACCAATTCCGTAGACCGTCAAAACGAAGTCCTCGATCAGTCCGGATGGCAGCTCGACAATTACCGAGCCAACCCCGTGATTCTCGACAGCCATCGTTACGAGTCGGTCTATGACATCATCGGCCGCGCGACTCGCGTCGAAGTGGTCGATGGCGCCCTCGAAGTGGATGTGATTTTCGCTGATGACGACGTTGAGGAGCTGGTTAACAAGGGCTTCTTGCGCACTGTCTCGGTCGGCTTCCGCTCGCTGGCTCGTCGGCCTGGCGCGACCGCAATTGCCCCGGTGACGCATACGCAGATGGAGCTCCTGGAGGTGTCTATGGTCGCCATCCCGGCGAACCGCGACGCCGTCCGGCTGCGCTCGCTGGTCGATGCCGAGGGCAAGGCCGGCCGCCGGCTGTCCGCTGCGACCCAGGACGCCATTCAGCAGGCCATTGATTTGCTGGCCTCGCTGCTCGACCAGCCGACGGGGGACCCCGCCGGGGACCCGATGGAGGCCGGCAACAAGCCGAAGCCGAAAGCGGCTGACGAGGACCATCACCAGCCCGGGCAGGAGCCCGCAAAACCGAAGTTCACCGTACCGGATGAGGTAGCGGCCAAGCTGGCCGCGTTCGCGAAGGAGGCAACCAATGGATAACCAGGCGCTCGAAGGCCTGCTGCGCGACGTGGCTGCGCGGCTGGATTCCATCCCGCAGAACAGCATCACCGAGGAGCAGGCCCGCAAGATTTTCGCGGACCTGTCCGAGTCGTTGAAGGCTGACCAGAACGCTGACCGCAAGATGAAGTTTGGCGCCAGCCCTTCGGCCCTCTGGGGCACGAAGTTCTCGCGCTACAACTACACGGCGGCTGACGTGGAAATGCTGTACGACCTGATGACCGCCAAGCAGCGCGCGGGCATCGGCGCTGGCCCCTCCGAAGAGCTGACGAAGGCCTTCGGCGTGGTCTCGTCGGCCTACTACCTCGACGAAGCCGAGGTGAAGCGGATCGACATGCAGGCCATCGACGGCCTGTTCCCCCGCGTTCGCAAGGGCACCGCGTCGCCCGCTGAGATCGCCGCGTATACCAAGGCGATGGATTCGGCCGAATCTGGCTACGGTCAGCAGCTCATCGGCGCTCAGTACGTGGCCGACCTGTGGGACGCCGCTCGTCCCGAGTCGCGCGTGTTCTCGCTGCTCGACACCTTCGACATGACGGCCCCCACGGCGTACCTGCCGGTCGAGGCTGACCTGCCGGAGATGATTTTCGCGGCCGAGGCGACCAGTTCCACGCAGAGCGACTACGCGACGCAGAGCACGGGCTCGAACCGCGTCCAGGTCGACGCAAAGAAGTTCCTCATTCATCAGATTTGGTCGACCGAGCTGGAAGAGGACAGCATCATCGCTTTCATCCCCTTCCTGCGTCGCCAGGCGGCCCTCGCCATCGCGCACTACTCGGACGCCGCCGTGCTGAACGGCGACACGACGAACGCGGCCACTGGCAACATCAACCTGGATGACGCCGACCCCGCCGATACGAAGTACTACCTCGCTTTCGACGGCCTGCGTCACGTCGGCCTGGTCGATAACACGGCCAACTCGAAGGACCTCGGCGGCGCCGTGACCTTCGCCGCGCTGAAGGCCCAGCTGACCCGGATGCTGGACACGTCTAAGCTCATCGATTGGGGCCACCCCATCAACCCGGCTGACGTGGTCTACGTGACGGACCCGACGACGGCCGAGGCCATCGGCCAGCTGGACGAGGTGCTGACGGTCGACAAGTTCGGCCCGCAGGCGACGGTCCTCACGGGCCAGCTCGCCGGCATCGGTCGGAACCCCCTGATCTCCTCGATGGCGATGAGCCTCACCGAGGCGGACGGCAAGGTGTCCACCACGGCGGCGAACAACGTCAAGGGCCAGGTCGTGGCGTTCAACCGTCGCGGCCTGAAGGCCGGCTGGCGGCGTCGCGTGAAGGTCGAGGTCGAGCGCCTGCCCGGCCGCGACCAGACCCGCATCGTGTACAGCCTGCGGATGGGCCTTGGCCGCTACTCGACCACTGGCGCGGCCAGCGGCATCGAGATGGCCGACGTGCTCTACAACATCACGCTGTAAGCACCGCGACCCCGGCGCCCCTCGCCCGCAACGGCGGGGGGCGTTCCCATAAGGAGACTTTCACATGCTGATGACCCGCGAACTGGCGAAATACCAGGTTGTTCCCTTCACCTTCTTTCAGGCCAACGTGGCGGCGTCTCAGTCCGCCGTCGCCTTGAAGGAAGGCACCAACCAGGTGACGGGCCACACGATGCCCTTCGCTGGCGAGGTGCTGGCCGTGACGGCCAACCTGTCTGCCGCCGGCACCGCCGGCACCCTGTCCGTGTCCGCGACGGTTGGCGGGACGGCTGACGCCGACACGACGGTGGCCATCACCACCCAGACGGCCAAGACGACCATCGTTCCCCGCTCGAAGTGCGCGCTGAACGCTGGCGACCTGCTTGGCGTGAAGGTCACGACCAATGGTACCTGGGACGGCACCACGGCCGACCTCGTCGTTACCGTGTTCGTCGCCCTCGCCCTGGACGGCATCTGATGCTGCGCTGCGTCAGCCGCTATAAGTCAAGCCTTGGCGCGTTCCAGCCGGGTGACGTGGTCACGTCGCCCGAGCTGGCCTATGCCCTGCTCGCAGACAGCCCCGGCAGCTTCGAGGACGCCACGGAACCGGCCCCTAACCCGGTGGCCGTGGCGGCCCTCGAAGAAGCGCCGGAGCACCGCGCCACGAAGCGCAAGGCACGCTGATGGCCATCACGCACGGTTACGCCTCGCTAAGCGAGCTTAAGACGTACCTGGGTGTCTCCGCTTCAACGGATGACGCCCGGCTTGAGCTCGCCATCGAGTCCGCTAGCCGTGCCATCGACGCAGAGTGTTCGCGGCAGTTCTATGCCACGACCGCGACGCGCTACTACCAGCCAGACGACCCGCAGCGCCTTACCCTAGATGACGACCTCTTGAGCGTGACGGCCATCGCTGTCGACCGCTCGGGCACGCGCGACTATGCCACCCTAGCGGCCACCGACTACGAGCTAGACCCGGAGGCGGCGCCGTACCGCACCGTCTGGATTGCGCCGGGGTCGACCCAGGCCTTCCCGATGGGCCGCCGGGGCGTCCGCATTCAGGGCTCGTGGGGCTACTGCCTCGCGGGCGACCATCCGCAGGCCATCGCGCGGGCCTGCCTCATCCTCGCGACGCGCTACTTCAAACGCAAAGATGCCCCGTTCGGCGTCGTGGGAACGCCGGAGCTTGGCTACCTCCGCATTACGTCTCGCGACCCCGAGGTTCGTGGCCTGCTCATGCCGTACCGGCGTTATCAGGTGGGGGCGGTATGAGTGGCTTCACCGTCCAGGTGGACGGCCTGCCGGCGCTCATTCGGCGGCTGCGCGAGGATGCCGGCGCGGCGACCGTGCTGCGAAAGGCGTTTACCCGCATCGGCCTTGAAGCGATGAGCGCAAGCAAGGGCAAGGCGCCGGTCGACACGGGTCTGCTCAGGAACCGCATCACCTACCAGGTCGACAGTAGCCCTCTGCCGACATTCGTTCGCATCGGAACGATCGGGGGCACCAGCCCTGGATATGCCGCTTTCATGGAGTACGGCACCGGCCTCGTCCACGATCACCCAAGCTGGCCACATAAGCGCCACCTGGCCCCAGGCGCAGCCCTGGAAGGATGGGGCAAGCGCACGGGTCGCAGCCCATACGCCGTAGCGCGGGCCATCACCAAGCGGGGTGGCCTTCGCCCCAGGCGCTACCTGCGCGGCCCCTTCGAGCTCAACCAGCGCCGATACGTCCGCACGCTGAGCGATGCGTTGCGAGGGCTGAGCTTTGGCTAGCATCAAGGCCCTTCGCGACGGCCTTAAGGCGCGGCTCGCCACGATCGCTGGGCTCTACGCCCACGATACCATTCCCGATGACGTGTACCCGCCAGCGGCCATCGTGGGCTTCCCCACGACCGTCGCATATGATTTCTCGATGCGGTCGGCCGTCGCGCGCTACACCTTCCCCGTCCGCATCCTCGCCGGTCGGGTGATGGAGGCCCAGGGCCAGGACGCCATCGACGACTATTGCAGCCCGGATGGGGCCAGCAGCGTTCGCGCCGCCATTGACGGCGACCCCACCCTTGGGGGCGTGGCCCACTCGACCCGCGTGGTGTCCGCGCGGGACTTCGGGGTTTATGAGGTGGCAGGCGTCGGCTATATTGGGGGAGAGTTTGAGATAGAGGTGATAGCGTGATGTTCGTAGCTCACAAGGGCGTTGAGATTGGCGGCGAATATTTCACGCCTGGCATGATCATTGAGTCTGTCCCAGAAGAGGCCGTTGCGTGGCTTCTTGAATGTGGGGCCATCGAAGAAGTCGAAGCCGGCGAGGCCAAGCCAGCCAAGAAGAAGGGCGGCAAGTAAATGGCATTCATTCACGGCAAATCGGCCTCGGTCCTGTTCCAGGCCACTGACCTTTCGGCGTTCCTGAACAGCTGGGATACGACGCTGACGGCTGACACCGCCGAGGTGACCACGTTCGGCAACGGTTCGAAGGCGTACATCGCAGGCGGCAAGGATGCCACGGTGTCGCTGTCCGGCTTCTTCGACGGTGCCACGTCGGCCGTTGACGAGGTGCTGGCCGCTGCCATCGGCGGCACGAAGGTTCTGACCCTTGCCGAGGCAGGCGTCGCGACCATCGGCAACCGCGCGCTCGTCGGTCAGGCCATCAACACGAGCTACCAGGTGAGCACGCCCGTGGGTGACGCGGTCACGATTTCAGCCGAGGCCCAGGTCACGGGCGGCATGTCGTCCGGGGTGGTCCTCGCTGACCTCAGCGCCAGGACGGCGACCGGCAACACGACGAGCGTGGACAACGCGGCGAGCTCAACCAACGGCCTGATGGCAAACGTTCACCTGACGGCCTTCACCGGAACCAATGTGACCGTGAAGGTGCAGCACAGCGCGGACAACTCGACGTGGGTGGACCTCATCACCTTCACCCAGCTGACGGCCGCAGGCGCTGAGAACAAGACCGTGACCGGTACGGTCAACCGCTACCTGCGCGTCAACCTCTCCGGCACGTTCACCTCGACAACGCTCGCCGTGGCAGCTGCCCGGCTCTGATAGGAGGGCAACCCCATGGCATTCGTTCACGGCAAATCGGCGGACTTCCGCGTCGACAACTCGGCTGGCAGCCTGACCGACATTTCGGCCTACTGCGACAGCGTCGACTTCCCGCAGACGGCGGACACCGCCGAGGTGACGGCATTCGGCAGCTCCTCGAAGGCTTACGTCGCTGGCCTGAAGGACTCGACCATCAGCATCAGCGGCAGCTGGGACGCCACGCTTGATGCCGTGCTGGCTGGCATCGTGGGTCTTGCGACCACTTCCTCGTTCCAGCACGGCCCGGCGGGCACGACCGCTGGAAACATCAAGTACACGGGCGAGTGCATCTGCACGTCGTACCAGGTTTCGGCGCCGGTCGGTGACAAGGTCACTTTCTCGGCTGAGTTCCAGGTTACCGGCGCCGTCACGCGCGGCACCTACTGATTCCCTGAAAGGCAGGCCCCATGTTCCTTACCGTCGACGCCATCCTTAATGCTGCGGACCTTCCTGTGGAGGTGGTGCAGGTGCCCGAATGGGGCGGCGCGGTCAAGGTCCAGGGTCTATCTCGCGCGGCTTACGACGCCATCGCTAAGGCGGCGGAAGTCACGATCCCGGCCACCGGCCCCGGCCAGGTGGCCGGGACCAAGCGCGACGATGACAAGTTCAGCGACCTGTTGTTTCTGAATTGCGTCGTTGAGCCAAAGTTCAGCGATGAGCACATCCCGGCCCTTCGCGGGAAGAGCCTCGGGGCGCTCAACCGGGTTTACCAGGCCATCGGGCGCGTCCTCCAGACGGAAGTTGAGCCTGCCAAAAGCCCGACTGGCGAGGCGGGGGCCTGACTACTTCGAGCTTGTGCTAGCCAGGGACCTTGGGATGACTCGCGGCCAACTCCGGGCCCAGGTAAGCACAGCAGAGTTCACAGATTGGCTAGCGCTGTACGCCCTGGAGGCAGACGAGCGCAAGCGTGAGGCGAGCAAACGGCGATGAGCGCGGCGGCTGAGCTATTCGTTAAAGTCTCGGCCGACGTGAAGGGCCTCACGGCTGGCATGGACGCAGCTGCCAAGGCGGTGGACGAGCTAGGCAAGGAGGCCCAGCAGGCCGCCAAGCCAGTCTCAAGCCTGGGTGACATCATCAAGGGCACGGCAGCCGGCGAGCTGCTGGCCGATGGCATCAAATCGGCGGCCTCTGCGATGGTCGGCCTGGGCCAGCAGAGCATCAAGCTGGCCGGCGAGCTGGAACAGAACAAGGTCGCGTTTACGACGATGCTCGGTGGCGCCGAGAAAGCAGACGCGATGCTGCGCGAGCTTGCCACCTTCGCGGCTAACACGCCCTTTGAGCTGCGCGGCCTGACGGACAGCACGAAGAAGCTCCTGGCCTTCGGCTTCGACGCCAAGGCCGTCATCCCCATCATGAATAGCGTCGGCAACGCCGTGGCGGCCGTGGGTGGCGGTAAGGATGTGCTCGACGGCGTGACGATGGCCCTGGGGCAGATGGCCGCCAAGGGCAAGGTCAGCGCGGAGGAGATGAACCAGCTAGCCGAGCGCGGCATTCCCGCGTGGAGGATGCTGGCCGACGGCATCGGCGTCAGCATCCCAGAGGCAATGAAAAAAGCCGAGAAGGGCAGCATCGATGCCAGCACCGCGATCACCGCCCTGGTAAACGGGATGAATCAGAAATTCCCCGGAATGATGCAAAAGCAAAGCCAGACCATCACGGGAGCCCTGTCGAACCTGCAAGACAGCGCAGATGCCGCACTCACAAAGATCGGCCAGAAGCTCATTCAGACGTTCAGCCTGACGAAGGTCGTGCAGGCTATGTCGACGGCTATCAGCAACCTGACGGCCGCCTTTACATCCGGCGGTCTGCTTGCCGTGCTAGACAAGGCCTTCGGCCCAACGACAAAAGCCGCGATCATCGGCCTGGGTGTCGCAATTACTGCCGCCCTGATTCCATCAATTACGGCGGCGGCCGGGAGTCTGATTGGTGCGGCATCGGCTGCTGCCCCGTTTATCGCAGTCGCCGCGGCTGTGGCTTTTGCCGCCTACCCCATCGTCAAGAACTGGGAGAACATCAAGAACACAGTTACCGCGCTCTGGGATGTTGCAGCC